GGTGCAGTTTGCGGGCGGTTACCATTACGTAAGTTCGACGGCTTCATCGCCTACGGGCGGCGTACGAACGGCAGGCGCGGCGAAATGTACGATTATTGCAAAAGGCGCAGCGCACCCGTACCACCTTATCGGGAGTGGCTCAAATGTGTACGGCTGGGTGGACGCCGGTAAAGTATCAAAGTGAGGAGGTGTTCAGCCTGGACATACAAGAAATGCAGGAGCCAACGAGCTTGAAGCAGTTAATACAGGAAATGACCCCTGAAGCAATGGAGATTATACAGGGTAGAGTCGTGTCGGCGAGTCCCCTCAAGATTCAGGCTATAAACGATGATAAGCTCATACTAACGGAAAACATTATTTGCTTACCGAGGCACTTATCCACTTATAAAACGACGGTTGATATTTCTCTTGGCTCCGGTGCTATAAACAGCGTTACCGGAAGCGACAACGGCCATACGCACAGTCTTGTTACTTATGCGATTACTGGCGCGTCCATGACCGTCTATAACGGGCTTAAAGCAGGCGATACTGTCTATATCCTAAGCTTTAACCATAGAAAGAAATACTACATTTTAGACAGGGAGGCGTGAGTTATGAGTGTGCTTATACCTATCTCCATTGGGGAAGTCGAACGGGAACAGGAGCAGCCCTCGTTAACGTACCGCCTCGACCTAGATCGCGGGCGCATTATTGGAAAGGTAAACGGTCTTGATGCCGTGAATCAGTTTATCCGAAAAGCCCTTATTTCACCACGCTTCCGATGCCTCATTTACGATAATCAGTACGGCAGCGAGATAAAACAAACCATTATTGCGGGCGACGCTTCACCGGAGTATATCGAGGCGGCAATGCCGCGCATTGTTAAGGATGCACTTTTTACGGACAGTCGTGTACTTGACGTATACGACTTTTCTTTTTCGTTCGCTGACGAGCAGGCGTCTATCCGCTTCACGGCTAGGACCGTCTTTGGCGAGACCGTTATTGAGGAGGTGATTTAGGTGTTTGAAGATAGAACGTATGACAATATTATGTCCGAAGTCCTCGCGTCCGCCCCGTCGGGTATAGACGTACGGCAAGGAAGTATTTTTTACGACGCCGTAGCGGGCGTTTGCTTTAAGATAGCCCAATACTATGCGGACCTAGCGACCTCCTTTGATCTTGTATTCCTCACGACGGCGGTAGACGAGTACCTTGACATGAAAGGCGCGGAGTCCGGAGTATATCGAAATCCGGCGACGTCTGCAAGATACGCGTATGTTTTTGAAGGCTCGCGGCCCTCGGCTGGCGAGCGTTTCTTTGCCGAAGGGAAATATTTCAGACTCGGCGTGACAAACGGCGTACTTTTTCTTGAGGCGGAAATTGCCGGCATAGACAGCAACGATATATTATCCGGTACCGCTGCTGTTCCGGTCAATAATATCGGCGGCCTCGTATCCTCGGCTTTCGGTGAGCTTATAGAACCCGGCGTTGATACCGAGGGTGACGAGGATTACAGGCAGCGCATACGTGAAAAAGTCGCGGGTCCTGCGGAAAACGGAAACCGCCAACACTATAAAACTTGGTGCGAAGACGTTGTGGGAGTCGGGCGCGCACGAATCATTCCGCTTTTTGCGGGAGACAACACTGTCTTGGGCGTTATTATCGGCGCGGATGGAACGCCAGCCGCAGCGCCCGTTGTCGAGCGCGTGCAAGAATATGTTGACCCGATAACGCTGGGCGACGAAGCGGAATACAAGGGACAGCTGATACCGATTGGAGACGGCCTCGGAGACGGGGCCGCAAATATCGGCGCGCACTTTGCGGCCATTGCCGCGGAGGCGTTTAGCATTACCGTCGCTTTTACGGCCGTACTTTCGTCCGGCGCCTCGGCAGAGCAGACCGGCAAGGAAGCCGCTGAAGTCATACGGGAACACTTTAAGGAGCTCGCGCTTACTACGCCGGACAATGAAATTATAGTGGTCCGCATATCAACTATAGGCGCGCTGCTCTACGCCTTGCCTTCCATAATCGATTACAGCGACCTCACGTTTAACGGTGAGACCACCAATATTGAGCTGGACGATACGGAAGTTCCCGTACTGGAGGAGGTGTCGGTAAGTGCGATTATACGATAACGCTTACGACAGCAATTACGAAGAGCAAAAGACCTTTTATCCGGTATGGTATCGGGACGTACTGGAGATGGACGCTTTATGGCGCGTTTTTGGAGCACAGCTGGATGGCATACAAAACGGTATAATTCAAGCCGTCGATAACAACTTTATTGCAACCGCGGATGAAGCTGCTATCACTAAGACCGAAAAGTTTTTATACGTTACCTATGATGGGGTGCGGACGCTTACCGAGCGCAAAATCCTTGTGGCGTCGTTCTTTACAGGGAGTGGGCACATTGGCGAAAAGGACATAAAAGATATGGTCGGCGCCTTTACAGACGGTGAGGTTACGGTCGCGCTGATCGGCGGCATGATCGAAGTATCGGTCACGCGGGAATTATCCGACCGCTTCAATTTATCCGACTGTACTTTCATTGTTGAAAAACGGATACCTGCGCACCTGAGAGTCATATTCAAAGACGTGCTGCTTCCTATTCAGTTCAAAAATGAGAATGCCTTAGTGTTCCGCGCGTTCCACGTTCACGGACGCTTTATCAACAGTGGCGATACGCGGCCGATTTTACTGGACGGTCAGCGCGCTCTTGACGGCTCGTGGTTCCTTGACCAACTTTTTCGCGGGATTGCTTTTGACACGTTTTCAGTTAAAACATCTTTCTCAACTCAGGTCTGCCTTAGGGCTCCGTTTTTGGAGTTTTCGCCTACGCCTATATTCAATGCTGCCCTTAACCGTTTTGAGTCGTTCTGGGCCACCGTGGGAGTCCGGAACAAAAGCTTGTTTGAGCCCAGGTCTGTACGGTTCAACTTACGGGCCAAACAAGCGTATTCGTTTAGCGGCAGTGTGACCATTGACAGTTTATACGAACTCGACGGCGCCGTTCTTCTGGACGGTTCAAAAAAACTAAACGCCCAAATATCAAAGGAGGCTATCTAAACATGGCAGAGACAAGTGTAATTTCCAATGTGCGGAGGGTAAACCTCTGCAAGCTCACGAGCGGGGCTATCACTACCATGCCCGCCGTTACGCATATTGCGTTCGGCGACGGTGGCGTAGACGCAGGCGGCAATCCCGTTACCCCGTCCGAGACGCAAACGGCGTTAAAGCGTGAAATCGCGCGTTACCCGATTGCAGGGGTTGAGTACCCGGTCGGCACCACGGCTCGGTATACCGTTACTATCCCGAAGGAGGACCTTGCCGGCGAGAAAATCAGCGAGGCTGCGCTTGTGGACTCAAGCGGCGCGCTATGCGCAATCAAAACAATGTACGTAAAGCAAAAAGACGAAGGCGTAAGCTTCGCCTTTACTTTTGACGACGAATTTTAAGGAGGGACGCGGATATGGCAGACGCTAATTATGAAATCAAGCAAAATCCTGCTTATGAAACGGAAATCCGTGCCTTGCAGGACTCCGATCCGGCGCGCGCTTCGAGCGTATTCAACCCGCTTATTCAGACGCTCATTGATAACACCCATCATGTGAAGCTGGCGGGCGACAACCTTGCCGAGAAGGTAGAAGACGTCGCGGAGGAAGTCGGTGACGCGGCGGCGGTGCAAGCTAATCTCAGTGCTCACGTGGGAGAGAGTGGTATACATATCACCTCTGCCGAACGCTCAAAGTGGGATACCGGCGCTGAGACGGCTGAACGCGCAAAAACCGCCGCCGAGGCTGCACAGGCTACGGCGAGTGCCGCAAAGGATATTGCCGAGTCCATCAATATCGACGCTCTTTTTATGCTAGAAATCACTTTTGACGAAAGCCTCGCGGGAAAGAGTTTTGCCGTTACCGGCCCAGGTCTTACTTATAATGGGATAGTCTCGAGCAGCCTTATGGTTTCTGTTGCGGCTTCCGAGCCCAGCAGCCTATATACTATCACCTGCGAGGGCAATACGGCTACGGTGGAAACACTGGAGTATTTTGGAATATACAAGGTGGCGGTAGAGGTTTTTCCCGAGGATTTTAGAGATTTCACCTGGGACCAAATCGGAACCGTATTAGCAAAAGGCGAGACCGAAGTTCGCAAGTATTTCTCAGTGGGTGATGAAAAAGAATTTTCCTTGTCGACCGGCGAAGATTTAACTTTGCAAATATGCGGCCTGTATCACGACGACCTGGCGGACGGCTCTGGCAAAGCACCGATTACTTTCGGCCTTAAACACCTTATGGATGACGCGCGCGTTATGAACATCTCAGCCAAAAATACAAATGGATTCACCGGAAGCGCGCTGTACACTTGGCTGACCGAGACACTGCTGCCCACTCTGCCGAGCGAGCTGCGGTCGCTGATAAAGCCAGTCATTAAGAAGACTTCGGCCGGAAATCAAAGCACAACGATAAACTCTAATAGTATGGAAATTTTTCTGTTTTCAGAAGTAGAATGTTTCGGCACAATAACCTGCTCGGCTGCCGGA